TATCATCTGGATTAGGTAAATGATCTATACCCGATACATCTATTATAGGACTATTTCCATCCATCATATTTTGTAAATTACCCATGGTTTCTTCTAACTTATCTTTTAATTCATCTTGATTAATTGCCTCAAATAATTTTGCGGTATCTCCAAAAGAATCTTCGGAATTCACTTTTCCAATAACCGAAAATAAAATTACTTGAAGATATTTCCAAATCACATCCTTTGTTTTATTACTAATATCATCTGCCCATAATTCTTTAAAATCAATTCCAGGCAATAGTTCTGTGTTTATTTCATTTGATTTAAACATCTCCTCATTTTTGTATAATATATCAAAGAATCTCTCGGGAAATACTTTTTTAATGTGTTCGTATACATTTCGTATACTACTTTCATCCCTAGACTCTTTAATATTATATAAGTCAATATGTAACTTCTCTTTGAACTCAGGGAATGTAAATAAAATGTCGTTTATTAAATCATAAATGACCTTAATAAATTCTTCGGGTATAACATCCTCAGTTTGGCATTGATCTTCAGCACTTGATTTAGACATATAAATTATATTAATAATTTTTGTTTAAATCAAACTAGTTATTATATATTTTTGATAAAGTATTAAGATTTTTTAAATATTGGACACATTTTTTCTTATTTTCTGTTTCCAATTCCCTTAAAGGCTGTCTTATCTTATCAATGGCTTCTAATACTTTATTAGCACCTCCTTCATCCATTTTTAAATCACTACTGTAATCCTTTGTTAAAAAATATTCTAAGTTTTCTTTTTCTATTTCTTCTTCATATTTAACACATATATATCTGTACCATACATCTACGATTTTTTTGGGATTCGCTTTTCTTAACATTAATAATCCTGTCTTAGATGTCCTTATATCATTATTACTTGGAAATAATACTGATATGTCCTCTAAAAATTCTTCAAACTGGGTATTAAATGCCTTTAGGATTGTACTTTTATCCATTTAATTTTGATATTAAATAATATTTAAATTAGTTTTAATTACAATATTAAATTCCTCTTTGTCCACCTTGTTTACTCATTTGTTGCATTTGTAAGTCTTTATTTCTCTCTGCTTCCATATCTTTCATTGCTGTTTCTCCAACCTTATCTGGTGACCAATCATCCTTTGGTGTTTCTATTACACCTGTTTGATCTACTGTGGCATAATTATACATTTGTCGTGTTCCACCGTTTCCTTTTGCTAATAATTCATCACTCCCTTGGTCCCAATAACTAAAATTATCACTCGCTACTCCAAATCCTCCAATGTTATCATTTCCTAAAGAAAAGGCTGATGGTTCTCCATTAGATGCATGTGGTTCTCCATTAAATCCGGTTGCCTTTGCCGCTGAATATTCTTCTCGAGGTTTTACTTTATCCATTACATCGTTCCCAAATATAACAGTGTTTCCTTCTTTTAATAATAACATAGCTGGAACTTTCTGAACTTGTGGAGGCAATAATATTTTTTGTTGTGTTTCTAAAGTTACATAAATCCCTCCTGTTTGAGGATCTCTAAATCTTTTGTCAATACAAACAAAATGCATATCATTTTTCAAATCACTTTTTCCAATTAATCTTAGTAGATCTTTACACTTTTCACAATAATTACTATAATATAATATGCTACTCATTATATTAATAATTAATTTTTATAATAATGTTTAAACTTATTTAATTTATTAAAAAATTGATTTAATAAAATAATTATTAATATAATATATATTCAATGATGATGGAACCTAAGATTACAATTACTTCTGAAGAGTCTAATGTATTAAATTTTACATTAAGTGATACTCATTTTAGTTTAGCAAATTCATTACGAAGAATCGTGCTATCTGAAATACCTACATTAGTATTCAGAGCTTTTCCTCATAGTGAAAGTAAAATTGATATTATTTCTAATACAACTAGATTAAATAATGAAATTATCAAACAAAGAATCGGTTGTATACCTATTCATATTACTGATGTCGACTTCCCTTATAAAGAATATGTTGTAGAAGTTGATAAAAAAAATGATTCTGATGTTATTGAACTCTTAACAACTGAAGATTTTAAAGTTAAAAATATTGAAACAGATAAATATTTATCACCTACCGCTGTTAAGGAATTATTTCCTCCAAATCAAATTACTGGTGACTATATTCCTATTACTCGATTGCGCCCTAAATTATCGGAAAATATTGATGGAGAACATATCCAATTTACATCTCCATTTGATATTGGAACTGCCAAAGAAGATGGTATGTATAATGTTGTCTCTGCTTGTGCTTATGGAAATACTGTTGATGCTGTAAAAGCCAATGATGTTTGGAACGATAAACAAAAAGAACTTGTTAAATCTAATACTGAACAAGAAGAAATTGATTTCCAAAAAGCTAATTGGTTCTTATTAGAGGCCAAAAGAATTACCATTCCTAATAGTTTCGATTTTATCGTTGAAAGCGTGGGTGTATTCTCTAATTTCAGCATAATCTACAAAGCATGTGATATTATGATTCAAAAATGTAACAAATTAATTAAAGATCTTACAGACGAATCAGATACTAAGGATATTATTATTGAAAAAAATATAAATTCTACTGTTGAAAATGAATTTATTATTACATTAAAAAATGAAGACTATACCTTAGGAGGTGCTCTCAATTATTTCCTATATGAAAGATTTTACGAAGGTAATGAAAGTTTATCATTTGTTGGATTCCGTGTTCCACATCCTCACATTCCCAATGGTGTTATTAGAATGGCATTTAATAAAGATGGAGATATTGCTAGAGTTTCGCAAAACTTAATTCAGGCGGCCGAGGATATTATTACCACTTTTACTAACATCCAAAATAAATTTAAGTAATTTAAAAACTACAAACAAAAATTATTATAAAAAATATTTATAATAATTTTTTATCTATTATATATTATCTTATTGAGATTCATCTGTAATTTGTGTTGATGATTCTACTGGTTTACTATTATCAAATTTTTCCTTGGCAATATAATTTTTTCTTACATCATAATTTAATACATACATTTGTTTTGCTGGATGAAGACCGTTGAAATAACCTATAACAACCGCTTTTGTTACATATGATTTTTTTGGTAATAATTCTTTTAGAAATACCTCATGATGAAGGTTATACATATGTGTTCTATATTTTTCAGGAAAATTTTTCAATTCCTTTTCCTTTTTAATATAACAACTAATATAATTAGTAAATAAACCACCTGTATATGTATGTAGAATTTTTCTGAATTCATTAAACATTGCTTTGTGTTCCGGATAATATTTTAAATATTCTGTTAGCTTACTCTGAGTTTCGTATTCATTATCCTTAGGTGCTTGTCTAAGATTTAAATATTGAAACTGAAGTTTTGGTTGATTACCTCTAAGTCGTCTAACATGTTCGTAATTTGGGTTTCTAAATTTATATCGTTGACCCAATTTATTCTTAATAACTACTCCTACTGTGCTATAGTTTGTATTTACTGATGCGGCTGTTTCTTTACATAATTCCAATTCCTCTTTATTCTTAATTGGGTTTACTTGAACAGTTAGAACAGTATTCTCCTTAATTCCAAATAAACTCATATCATTAATAGAAATAATATTAATTGTCTTGTTTTCTACAATTTGATATACATCTACCAAATATAATCTCATTTCCTTGATAATTTTAACAATACGATTTCTTGGGTGTTGCATTACAAAACTATAAACATAATCCTTGTTCAAATCATTTAAATTTAATCCAATATGCTCACACACTTCATTAAACATATATTTAAATGTATCACTTTCCTTAAAACCATTTTCCATAAAGAAGCACATCTCACCGCCTACACTACTTCTAGTAGCTATCTCCCATGTTTGACTCTCCTTCTCATAGAACACATTAACCATAGTTCCTTCAATAAATTTTTCAGCTCTATACTCCATATTCGAATCTATCGTCAAATCATCATTATTATATGACTTTGGAGGAGCGAAACAAACTACTGTCCCATCATCCTTAAAAATTAATGATCTTAATAATCCAATTGATGAAATAGTATCTCTACTCAACCATTCTTTGTCATACTTTAGAATATGATAATTGATTCCGTTTTTATGCTTCCATACATTATGTTTCAAATTTAGTGACTTTGCTACTTCACCTCTATTCTCACAATCGAATAGTAAACCATCAATTTGCGAAATATTGTTTAAACTATATGACATCTTACTTATACTATCGTTATTTCTTTAATTGATTTTATAAATCAATTTTTTCGTAATTCATAATAATTTCTACTGTAAATATAAAGTAATGGCTACATCAAATGAAATTTATTTACAATTAGGAGATATTATTCAAATATCTGCTCCAACTAACCCCGAGTTAAATGAGCAAATATTTGTTATTGATTTTATAAATGACAAAAAAATTAATATTAAACAACCTGAAAACTCCACTACTATTACTTTAAATATTAACGAAGATGGCACTCTTGCCGATGAGAGTATCGATAATATTGATATATTAAGCCGTCCGGAATCTAGAGGATATGCTCGACAAAATGGATTGTTACCCAATACATGGATTGACATTCATTTTGCTGGAGATATTCCTATTACTGGCCAAATTACCAATTTGGAAGAAGATATGATAGAAGTAGAAATAGTCAATGAAAAAGATGAAAAGGAATTAATTTACATTGATTTTGGTTATAAAGGTATTCCTGAAAATATTCCCATTGAAGAAATCGTTGTTCGGTCTATGCCCGAGTTTCTTCAGAAAGAGAAAGAAGAAGATAAGATGGAAGAGATGAGAGAAAAGAATAGACAATTAAATGTAGACGATATTGATTCGGATGATAATGATGTTCCTGAGTATGTGGAAACTTCAGTAGATATTCCTGTTGAAATTCCTGTTGAAACTATAAAAACTCAACTTAAGGATATTATTTTAGAAGCAGACCAAATTGAATTTGGCCCCGAATTAGCTGCTATTACTACTGAAGAAGAAGTCCCAGAGGAACAAAAAAGATATGGCATTGAAACTCAAACAAATGAATTACTTGACGATTTACTATCATCTATTCCTAATGCTGAAAGAACTAGAAGTGTATTAAACAATATTCATATTATGATTGAGAGATTTAAACAATTGAGAAATGATTATTCTACTTTTGATGATAATGGAAATGCTAATAAACCATTATTTAAAGGCGCTGATTATAAACCTCTTGTTGATAAAATTAATAATTTAAATTATAAATTAAATTGGATTTTACCCGTCGCACAAAATGTTAAAAAATTATATGATTTAGATAATTCTCTCGAACAAATTAATGAATCAAATGATGTTGTTCCATTAACTCTAGCAGAAACATTGACTAGTCAATATGATATTAGAGAAATGTATAAAACAAACAGCGATTCTTATTCTACATATATGAATAAGCTTCAACCTTCATTAACTCCATTTGACATCGATTATAATCAACAAGCTTTAACAAAACAAACTGTATTAGAAAATTTTGACACTGTTATTGATAATCTTGACGATTTCTATTCTTCTGTATGTAAAAATGATGAAATGAAGCGAAAAAGATTTTTAATAACTAGATATAATCTTGGATTATCTAAACTTCAAACAACTGAATTAACATCTATTAAAATGAAGACAAAAATAATTCCTATGACTCCTAATGACACTATTACAGTTAGTTCCATACTCACTTTAAGAGAACCTATTGTCAGATTTTCCAATATTAATCTTCCAGGAACATCTATTATAGATAAATCCAATTTAAATACTCACTTTTTAAAATATTGGAAACTTTTTCGTGAAAATACATCTGTAACACGAAAATATATTAACAATATAGAATCACCAATCCAATTCAATGAAGATAATTATTTAAAACATAAAACACAATATTTACTTAGCGAGGAGAATAATGACCCGAATAAATTTAAAAAATTTCTTAATGTTATTATACCCAAAACTAGAATTTTATTCAATCTTATTAAAAAATACATTAATGGTAAATTATCTCTCGTTACTGTTGTAAATTATTTACAACCATTCTTAGTTTATCTTGATGATATTTCTTTTATGCAATATAAAGAAATTAAAGAATATATTGAAACCGAAATATTATCATATAAAAGTAATTTTGTTAAAAATCAAGAATTGTTTAATAAATTAGAATCAACCCCTAGATTTATGTATACATCTATACTTTACAAAATTTTAGAGGGAAGGAAAGAAAGCGGATCTGTTGTATTAGAAGCTTATGGACTTAATACCGTCGGAAAAAGATTTGTCGGTGAACTTTCCGATACAGTTGTATTATCTCCTTCAGAAATTATTAAATATATGAATATATCTGATTATGCTGAGTGTTTCAATACTACGCAAACATTATTAAATATTGACTTATATACTCCATTCAATTTTGACGATTTGTTAGAAGAAAAGAATGAGGAATATAAAAAAGAATTAGATAAAGCCAAACAAGGTAATGAATGTGGTCAATATGTGTTGGCAAAAAGATATATCTCATTAGAAGATTTGACAGCAGATGATGGAATTCCTCTTTATTTTGATAAAAAATATGACCCTACTGTCTATGATATTTTGGATGAATATAAGTCACAAAAATCTGAAATGGAAAATCTTGTTTTTAAAAATTTTCTGGTTGATGAGTTAATTAAAAATATTGGATTAAAACGACCTGATGCTATATATGAAGCTACTTCGATGATTGATAAAAAACGACTTATTAAAGATGGTCAATATGCTGTCTTGGAAATTGACAATATTGACAATATTGTTTACTATTATTATAAGAGAGAAGATGATAAATGGATTCGAGATGAAACTATCCCGGATAATTCATTTTTTGGTTCTAATGAATTATTTTGTAATATCCAACAAAAATGTATTCAAATTGATAAAAAATGTGCTGATAAAGAGTATGGAACTGAACTTATTAAAAAAGAGTTACTAAAGGAAATGTTTGATGAATTTGACTCCACATATACTGAGAATATGGAAATGAGTAAGAAAAAAATAGGTGAAATTTGGAAGTCACAGCTATATAGATTAGAAAAACTTAGAACTATTAATAAATTTTTACTATATAAATACGAAAATGATAAATTAAAGCTAATTAAAAATTTGGAAAATGAAGAACAGATTGTTTCTCCAGTTGCGGGGTTATTAAATGTTATTATGGGTCAAGGTGATTTTGTTAAGAAACAACATGATATTGTTAAATTTGTTAAAAAATATACCAGACCAATGAATCCAGCTGTAGATATACAAAAAAATTGTAAAACAGACACTTGTGAAAGTGCTTGTGAATATTGGTTATATTGTAATGAAACTAATAATAAATTATTACCAACATTTGTATACACATTGGCTAGTGTTTTTGTTGAAGATGGTAATTACTTTCAAACAATTACTGAAATTAAAAATAGTCAAGGTGTTGAAGTAGATGACCGTATTGTAGATGAACATAGTGGTCTTGAAATTGAAAAGATTGCTCTTAGCACTGATGAAGGATATGAAGATAGTGGATTCAAATCACAGTCTAGAGAGATATTAGAACAAAATGCTGGAGATGCGTTATTTCAAACACCAACAGAAAAGAAATTAATTAAAAAAGAATTATTAGCTAACCCAAAAGGAAAAATAATTAATAATGTTATTTCAACCATTTCTAATAATATGGGTATTGTATTAGATAATTATAGAGATGATATCATCCAGCACACATTAAAAGCATTAGATGATACTGTTGATTCTGAAGATGTATATGAAGAGAAGATTAAAAAACTTACCAAAGAAGGGAAGAAAATACCATCTTACAAAGATGTTTTTAATAAATCATTAATGTCTTTTACATTGGCGTATATTTCTCTCTATATTGCTGTATCTATTCCTTCGATCCAATCTAATAAAACTTTTCCTGGTTGTAAACGTTCATTATCTGGTTATCCTCTTGCTGGTGATGAAGATTTATCCAATATTATATATATTGCTTGTGTATCATCAGGAATTAAGACCAATATTTATCCATGGAAGGCTATACCAAAATCTGTTGAAAAGATTACTGCGGTAATAAAAAAGACATTGGACGTTTATGTTTTGAAACAAAGTGAAATAAAGGTTCTAGTTAGCGAAAAACAAAACTATTTGTTACAAAATAAAGATGATTTTATTCCTATTGAACATGATATTAAAAATTGGATTAACTTCTTGCCTCCACTACAGGATATTAAAAATAAAACACCTACTAATCTTAATAATAGTTTCCGAAATTCATTCAAAGAGGATATTAAAACTGGTTCAAAAGACCAATTTGAAAAATTAAGAGTTATTCAATCCAAAATGATATACTTTTCAATGGCTATTATTCAATCAATTCAAAAGACTGTTTCAAAGGAAAATCCTATACTAACAAATTCAAGTAAGGTTCCATTTCTTCAAAATGCCTGTTGTAATAGTGGTGAATATAGGACTATCGACTATTTTACTAAAAAAGAACCATCAATTATTAAAGATAATGATATAGTTTCTTATTTACACAATATTAATTTTGATATGGCTAATATGGCGCAACCTACTTTATTAGTAGATCCTCAAAATAGTAAAATTAAGTTTCCATTAGTTAGTAGTGAATTTTCTGAATCTACTATTATCCAAGGATTTATTGAGTTCTGTCATTATAATACAGAAATACCAGTAAATAATAGATTATTGGATTATTGTTTGACTAAACCAGAAGCGTATGACAAACAAAAAACCTTACAAGAGAATATCGAAATTATGAAAAAACACGATGTTTCTTATTCAATAGAAGCTTTTAACCAGTTATTGAATGCTGTTAATAAACTAAATATTATTCCATTAGATATGGTTCATTCAGTGCCATCTTGTTTATCTCAAATTAGAAACTTAATTGATCATATGATAGAATCTCAAAATTCTCTTGGTCCAGATTTTTTAACATTATATAAAAATGTTCTAGATACTTATAGTATTGATGATGTTGAAGGTAATAGTGACATTAGAGAGTTAAGAAATTATCTTGGAGAGAATATTAAAATATTAGAAGAATATGTTTTTGATTATTTAAATAAATTTTCAGATACCTCTAATAAAGCTAAATTATTTGAATTTATCAGCGATATTATGGAATTTAATATAAATGGAAATGACTATTTTACTAGTGCTGAAGATGAAACCTTATATAGAGCTATTTCATTTGTTAAAAATTCAATATATGAATATATTAATGTATTTCCAAATATTATTATAAATAAGGTAAATTATGAAGAAATTAAAATTCCTACTCATTGGAAATTATCAAAAGATCATAATAATGATGTGAAAGAAATTATTAAATCACATTATAAATCGTTTGAAAAATATTATAAAGACCCAACTATAATACCTTATCTAGAGAAAAATGAGCGAGAATTATTAGATTTTTTAAAATTAGTAGAATATACTAATTTATATGCGTCTATTATTCATTTAAATGATAAGGAAACATTTTCTATATTAGATAATAGAACTACTTATCAATTGTTCCAGTATTTCTTTTTATTTATGATCAAACATATGTTTGAATTAACTGATGATAAATCATTATTGAGAGAAATGATCATACCTCCAGTGGAAGAAGATATTATTGTAACTACGGAAATAAATGAAAGTGATGATTTAGATGAGATTACCGAATTAGATGTTGTTAGAGGTGAACAGAAGTCTATAAGAGAGAAAATAGCCAATATATCAGTTAATATGTTAAACATATTCAAAAAGAATAAATCCACAATTAATTACAATGTAGATATGATAAAAGAAAAGATTAATAGAAAGAAAGATAAAGAAAGACATAAGATAACCTCAACCTTGAGAGATATGGATAGAGAACATCGTGAAATAGAAAATCTATTTAAGAATCATCGTTTAGAAAGATGGAATAAAGGATTACAAAAGGGTTTAACACAATATGTCGCCAAGAGTTATGATGAAGAACGTAAAGATAGAGAAAAAGAGCAATTAATGGAAAAACAGTGGGAAGAATCAGGATTATTACAACAAGCTGTAACAGCAGATAGGGATATAATGACTCTAGAACACCAAGAGACGGAGACTACAGTTCAAAGAATAGAAGATGAAGTATATGATATGTCACATATACGTGACGATGATGATGTAGGTGAAAATGAAGATAATGATGATGATTATCGATTAGAATTCGAAGAAGAATAATTTATAAATTATATAATATTAAATAATTTATATATTTGATATTTTATCCTCGAAAAGACAAACATACACAACCTTAAAAATGGATTTCGTGAATTAGAGGGATATAATAGCAGATTTACCTTGATATCAAGAGAGAAAATATGATGATTATTAAAAAATCGTTTGTTAGATGATGTAGTCAATCCACTACATTATGTAGTATAGAAAAGTCAACTGAAAAAAGTGAACTGTCAATGATACTTGTAGGTAATTTCATTTGTACTTTTTTTCACAGACCTAAATTGGAAAATCAAAAAAGGACATCAAAAAAGTATGTCCATTTTCAAATATTGGAAATAGGATTGAGAAAAGTTGTAAAAAAGTGGTTGAGAGCATAATGCTCAGAATCCAAATAAAATAATTCTGATTTTGTTATTGAAAAAAAATATAAATATTCGAAAACGATTTAGGAACTTTTTGTGTGTAGCATATATATGCTACAAAATGCTACATTTTCGGCGTCAAAAAACGCCGTAAAATTTTATTGTGAATCTTGCTCCTTCGAATGTAGGAAGAATAGTGAATGGAATAGACATTTAGTCACTACAAAACATAAAAATGCTACAAAAATGCTACATAATGCTACATGCTCAGATGATTCACAGGCTAAATCACCGTCAGGCGTTAAAACGCCTAAAAAAAACGCCTTAGCATTTTACAGTTGTGATTGTGGAAAGATGTATAAGCAACATAGTAGTTTATATCGTCATAAAAAAAGTTGCTTCGTTGCGGAAGGGAATAATGCAGTAAATTCCCAAGTTTTGGAAATATGTAAAGAAAATCAAACTGATTTTAAAGAACTAGTCTTATTACTTTTAAAAGAAAACAAAGATATTCAAAAGAATTTTATTGATTTAATACCTCAGATAAAAGGATATAGTAGTAACAGTCACAATACAATAACTAATAATACTACAAATAATAATCAATTTAATATTAGTATGTTTTTAAACGAACATTGTAAGAATGCTATGAATTTAACTGATTTTATTGATACATTACCAATAACAAATGAAACATATAATTGTACCATTGAAAATGGATTAACAAAAACAATTACTAATATGGTTGTAGATGGACTAAATAATATGGATGTTTTAGAACGCCCAATTCATTGTACTGATGCTAAACGAAAAATAATGTACATTAAGGACGATAACATATGGGAAAAGGACACTGAATTGAATAAATTGTTACACGGAATCAAAGGAATAGCTTTAAAACAACGAACAATGATAAATAAATGGCAAGATGTGAATGATGGATGGGACCAAGATGAGGATTTACAAACTAAGTTAACAAAACTCGTATTTAATTCAATGACATCTATTGAAGATGACGAAAAAGAAACAAATAAAATAATAAGAGCAATTGGTAAAAATACATATTTAAATAACGAGATTAAAGACCAATATAAGTAAAATTTTTATATAAAATTTAGTAATTATATAAAAATTTATTTACATCTGAGTAGAGCCAACACACATAGAGTATAATAATCTATTGGTGAAGTATGCTAAAAATGTAGGAAGGGAAACTAATATAATTTGGAAAATAGATTCCTTCTTTTTGTCAAAAAAGAATATATATAACGCAGATAATAGGATATATACTAAAAGTATGAAATTGATAACAGTAAGATAGAAAAAATAATCGCAGTATATTTTTCCTAAAGGAGCAAAAGGAGTTTGAAGAAAGGTATCGGATTGATCCATTATACTATAATTGAATAAAATAAATTAAATTAAATATATTATTATCGAAAAAGTATTAATAATATATATAATGAATTATGCTTTTATGAGAAAAAATATAAACAGTTTTGCTATATTAAT